AAAACTACTGCTCCAAAAGAAACATATGTCATGCGTCATGGGACACGTACAAGACAGAGACATTGCCTTTGACAGAAACGCAGCAGGAAAAAGAATGACTTCCTTATTTGCTGGTATATATTATCAACATGATGAAGAGTATCTTAACCCACAGACTAACGGATCATGGTCTGGTTTGTGGGTGTTTAACGAAGTAGACAACGGCACATTTGATGAGATGCCCGTGTCTATGACATACCTGCGGGGGAAGTACGGTGTTAACTCTTGATGAAATACTAGAACGCATAGCCTCACGATATGATGAGGTAACAATAATGGAAGCACTAGAGATTACATCAGAAGAGTTAGTCGAAAGGTTTGCTGACAAAGTAAACACAAACAGTTGGAAGTTTGATTTGGAGGAAGAATGTGAGTATTAATAGTGCTAGTCCAGAAGAGTGGAACAGAGCTAGTAAGACAGTGTATGGTAAACTGCACCATCCAGAAGATCCTGCTATACAGAAACAAATAGGCGGTAATCATTACAGTCGTTATGCTATTCAACCCGTAGACTTCATCATTGCCAACAACCTCGATTGGTGTGAAGCCAATGCAGTAAAGTACATTACGAGATGGAAAGACAAGAACGGAGTAGAGGATATCAAGAAAGCCATTCACTACTTAGAAATCCTACTGGAACGTATACAAGATGACTAACGTAATTGAAGGCAACTTCAAAAAAGACGTACCTGCTAATGAGTTTCTTGTTTCTTGTGCATTGAGAGCACAGAACCAGATAGAAGAGGGTAGAAACCCCAAGGTAGTTGTGGTATTCTTTGAGAATGGATACCCGCTAGAAGTCACATCGTCAGAGCAATACCCTGATGGAGTGTTTATGACACTTCACTTAGCAGCGGCGGCGATCATTAATGAAACACTAGGAATAACAGGAGAACCAGAGTAAATGGATGCATACCAACAGTACATACACAAGTCACGTTACGCACGTTACTTACCAGAAGAGAAGCGTAGGGAAACATGGGAAGAAACAGTCGACAGGTACGTAAACTATTGGGTTGATCGTGCTAATCTAAATGACTTTGAAGTGTCAGAAATATTTAAAGCTATCCATGACCTAGATGTAATGCCTTCTATGCGAGCACTAATGACCGCTGGTGAGGCGTTGGATCGTGACAACGTAGCTGGGTTTAACTGTAGCTACTTGCCTATCGATCATCCCAAAGCGTTTGACGAGATGATGTATGTCCTTATGTGCGGCACAGGCGTAGGCTTTAGCGTTGAACGACAGTATGTACAAAAGTTACCAGAAGTAGCGGAGACATTCCATGCAACCGACACAGTTATTAATGTGGCAGATTCGAAGATCGGATGGGCGAAATCGTTTAGGGAGTTGGTATCACTGTTGTATTCAGGTCAAATTCCCCAATGGGATGTTAGCAGAGTTAGACCTGCAGGTTCCCCGCTACGAATTTTTGGCGGCAGAGCATCGGGTCCAGAACCTTTGCTTGAATTGTTTCGATTCACAGTTGAACTTTTTCAAGCTGCGGCTGGCAGAAGACTTAGCTCCGTTGAATGCCACGATCTTTGCTGCAAGATTGCTCAAATCGTCGTCGTCGGAGGAGTTAGACGATCAGCCCTCATCAGTCTCAGCAACCTCACAGACGACAGACTCAGACGATGCAAGCACGGACAATGGTGGGTAGACAATCCTCAACGTGGGCTAGCTAACAACTCTGCCTGTTACACAGAAAAGCCCGACTTTGAGGCTTTCTTAAACGAATGGACAAGTTTGTATGAATCAAGATCTGGTGAACGAGGTGTCTTTAGTCGAGTGGCAAGTCAGAAACAAGCTGCACAAAACGAACGGCGAGATGCTACCTATGATTTTGGAACTAATCCATGTAGTGAAATCATCCTCAGACCCTATCAATTCTGCAATCTATCGGAAGTTGTTGTCAGGCCAGCCGATACGCTCGCTAGTCTCAAACGAAAAGTACGCATTGCGACTATCCTTGGAACTCTACAGGCTACCCTCACTGACTTTAGATACCTACGAAACATCTGGCGAGTAAACACAGAAGACGAGGCACTGCTTGGTGTTAGTCTTACAGGTATCATGGATCATCCATTACTATCAGGACGGGGAGACAAAGGTGAACTCAAGAAGTGGCTCAGAGCTATGCGAACAGAAGCCATTAAGACTAATGAACAGTGGGCCGGTAGGCTGGGTATTAACGCATCTACAGCCATTACTGCTGTTAAGCCTTCAGGTACTGTTAGTCAGTTGGTCGATAGTGCTAGTGGTATCCACCCTCGCTATAGCAGTCAATACATTCGCAGAGTTAGGGCTGACAGCCGTGACCCACTTTGTACCGTCTTGGAAGCCGCAGGAGTGCCTGTAGAGGACGATGTAATGTCACCTAGTACCAAGGTATTCAGCTTCCCTATCGCCTCTCCAGAGGGCGCTGTGACAGCCTCAGAGATGGGTGCTATGGAACAGCTAGAACTGTGGGAAATATATCAGGATGAATGGTGTGAACACAAGCCTTCCATGACTTGTTACTACCGTGACGATGAGTTCTTGGAGGTAGGGCAGTGGTTGTACAACAAGTTTGACAAGGTTAGCGGTATCAGTTTCCTGCCGTACTCAGACCACACGTACCAGCAAGCACCATATGAGCCTGTTGATAAAAAAGAGTACAGACAACTTGTCAAAGACTTTCCAAAAGAGATATCTTGGGATATAGAAGAAGCCAGCGATATGACTGAAGGATCACAACAACTGGCTTGTACAGGAAACAACTGCGAGTTATGACATAAAGAAGATGGAGTAACCTTTGTTACCACCACCTACGTCCTCTGGCTTGTCTTTGGCGTCATGGGACGTAGGTATTCCTTCCTTCTGCATCTTTTTAATTTGATCTTTAGACCGCTGACACATACTGTGATAGTCGATAGATGTATAACTGACTGTGTGCTTATCGTCACTCATCTTCAAGAACTCCTTTTAATGTTTTACCTATAACGGGAAGAGCATAAATTGAATCGTCAGGTATTGGATTAGGTACTTCACCTGCTATCAAAGCTCTAGCTACATCTGCTGTGTCTTCTAACACATTAGCAGGCAACGTAGCACCAACAGGAGGAAGGATGTTATTCATGAATGCCGTAGCAGGGTCACTCATGAACTTATCGTAGCCATAATCATTAGCGCCCATAGCACCAAACGTAATAACAGATAATACCTGATAGAATGCACCATAAGCAGCTTGCTCCAAGTCAGGTACATCACCTTTTATGACCTGCCTACCTTCATTAACAATACCATAACCACCACCAGACAAGACCATGTATCTCATTGCGTTCTGTAACGCTTGCTTTTTGTTACCCGCACTCCACTCTTTAATAATTCTACGTTCCATCAAATCAAACTGCTTGATAGCAAAACCTTTGAGCATATAAAACAAACGAGCATTAGGATTAGCTAAACCAAAAGAAGTCTGTGCAGCAGCGTTGATAGGTTGCAACTTAAACAAATCAAACATAACAAGATCACGGACTAGCTCACTGTTTGTGTTGCCTGCTGCTATGTCTCGTTTTAACTGGTCTATTTCAGGTTTACTAAAACTGTATTGCCACTTGTTATCAAATGAACCATCAGCTATATCTTGTCTTGCTTTTCTAAATGAAGCACCCATGATACGGCCTTTACCAAACTGATCTAGCTTTGAAAAACCAGACCAGTTCATAGACCATTCCAGCAGTGACTCACTAGCTTGTGCTGCGTTTTCTAAAAACTTATTACCGCTTACCTTATCTCCCAAAAGTTTTTGGTCTGTGCCTTTCCGTGCTTTACGTACAAACTCACCAAATACTTGTCGAGCAAGACCCATATCAGCAGGATTCAGAACAATACCGCCTTTGTCGAACAAAGCCCCCAGAACATTTCTTACACCTAGCTCAAACGAGGCGTTAAACAAATCATGTACGTTCATTAACGCGCCATAAGGATTAGCAATAGTACCTACGTAGCCAAGACTACGAACCATTTCTAATTCATGCGACATACCCTTGTTAGCATTAATACCAAGGTCATCTATAATTTGTTTTGCATTGTTTATTTGTGTGTCAGACAAACCCTCACGCTTTAGCGCCTCTTCAATAATGCGATCATCAAATAATTTAAAAGATCCAGCTTCTTTTGCTGCTGTTTCTTCTAATGTCTTTTTACCTTGAGCAACAAGAGGCTTACCTACAGTACGAAAACCCAGTTGTTTACCAAGCTCCATACGAGTTAGTGTTTGACGTTGCCATCTCCAATGAGAGTCAAATATATTTTCGTAGTCTTTTTGTTCTTCTACTTTTTTCTTAGCGTTCTTTTTACGCCACTTTTTCATAGAAGGACGTTGAATATCTTTAGATGCTGCGTCTTCTGATTTAGCTTGTGCTTTTTGTCTAAAAGACCTAAGACTAGAATCCTTAGCTGTAGTAGTTACATTAGAGTGCATCCACAAACGAGATAGATCACCCGCAGTTACTTCTTTGCGATAACGTTTAGAAAATTCTAGATTGTCATCAAAAAATTTATTAAGCCTTTCTTCTGAACCCTTGCCTATTTTACCTTTAGCTATGTTTATAGCAGCCTGTAGGCGTTTTTCTCTAAACTCTTGTGTTAAACGTGAGTTCATTACATCAAGCAGTGCATCATTAAAGTTTACGTTTTCCTCTGCTAACTCACGAAAAGGCTCCATACCTTTCCACATCTTATCCAATACTGTTTGACCACGAACAACACGGTTCATCCCACGTATAATACGAGCAGAAAAAGACTTACCTACTGTTTCTTCAGCAAGAGTAGCAATAGGAGAAGCAAGCCTTCTCAGTTTTACAATAGTACTTTGTGCTTGTGGTATAGTTGTATTAACATCAGCAGCTAAACGACCAGTAGTCATGTCTAGTAAATCTTGACGCAACACAGACAAATCTTCTAAACCATCAAAAGTCTGATTAATAGTTTCTCTTAACTCTTTAATCTGTTTATTAGAGCTGTAAACTTTGTTTAACTGCTTCATGTTTACACCCATATTTTCAGCGTAAGTACGCATACGGGTCAACATACTACCTAAGTCATTAGGATCTGCGCCTTGTCTACCTATAACATCGCCCAAGTATTCTATTTCACGCAGCAATAACTGAGTAGCTAATTCATCGTTAGTTAACTCAGCAGTAGGACGCTCTATTTTTGCTTCTTGTAGTAACTGTTCTTGAAGATCAGCTTTTTGTGCATTCAATTGTTCAATAGAATCAACTTGACGGCCTAATTGTGGGTCAAAAATACTATCAAATATACGACCTACAACTGCACCTCCTGCACCGTAGTACAGACCTTTTTCTAGTCTATCAGCTACGTCTTCACCTACACCAATACCATAAGCGCCTGCTTCTAGACCACCAGCTATAGCAGAAGAGGTTACTCCAAGAGAGCGTAAAGAACCTACAATACCCACACTAGTAGGTAAGGCACCTGCAATTTCACCATACAAAGCAGTTCTTGGACTGAGCTTTGAAAACTCATCCATTTCACCACGTATACGTTTTAGTGCTACATCATACTCTTCGCCAGATGCTAACGCTTCCAGTTCTTCGCCAAAACCAAGAGTAAGACCTTGGGCAATAACTCTTGTAGTGCCAAGAACATCTCTAGCTTTTCTAGCTTCTTTGTTAGAAAAATATTTTTCTACTGGGTCTTCAGGAACCTCAAGCCTACCTAGCTCTACTTTCTCTACTCTACCTCTGTTTAAATACTTTTCTACAGGATCAACAACAGGAACGTCTTTTAAAACACGTTGAGGTACTCTAACAGGTGCTAAAGCTTGTTCAGGTACACGTTGAGCATCAACAGTTACTTCAGGAAACCTACCTGCTCTTCGCGGAACAATAATATTATTAAGATACTTTTCTACAGGATCTGGTTCTACTTTTTGTTGAGGTATAGGAACCTGTCCTCTTTGAGTAGGTATAACTTCTTCTAACTCAGGCAAAGGCGGGGGAGTTTCATCTACTTTTTGTGCAGTTACCTCTACTTCTGGAAAACGACCAGCACGTTTTGGTACTTTTACTTCTTCAACAGTAGGTTTTTGTGGTATAGGAACTTGCCCGCGTTTAGTAGGTATGATAGGTTCAAGAACTCTTTGTACATCAGTGCGTACTTCTTGGAGAGTATCTTCTAGTTTTTTACGATCTATCTCATTAGGGAAAGTTGCTTCATAGTCAGTAACTTCTTCTATTTTACGCTGTGCCATTCCTTTTTTAACAGGATCAACATCAGGTACTTTTTGTTCTTTAGGTAACGGTAAGAATTGATTTGTTCTTTGAATAGTTTCTTTGTCTGGCTTAGTATGATGCTTACGAAAATAAAAGTCTCTACCAGCTTTAACGTCACCTTTTGCTATTTTTGCTATGTTGGCATTTTTTTCTAACCTATACATACGTATAACAAAAAGTTCTTCTTGCTCTAAAGAACTAAGCTTACGAGGGTCTTTATGTTTTTTTGCTTCTCTAATGTATTCAGGCTCAGGTATGCCAGACTTTTTATAGTAAAGAGAAGCAGCATCTAGATCTTCTAAAAAAGGCGCAGGAAACCACTGGAAGTCGCCCAGTGCACGATTACCCGTATCTTTATTAGCCTTTCCTGTAGTGTTTCTACCGCCAGAACTTTCTATTTGCTTGACGGCATCTACGTATGTTCTAATATTATCTTCAGACTCTAGCGGAGATACACCAACATCGGACATCATCCAATCTACAATAGGTCTGTTGAGAAGCGGGTCTGCTACTTTTGCCTGTAACTCTCTAGCTTCAGCCATTAGCTATTAATTCCTTTGTTTACCGAACAGGCCTGTCTCTATAAGGTGTTCTACTTGTGGATTGCTCTCCTACTCTTTGCATAACACGTTCTGCTTCAAGAGAGTTTAACTTTCTAATAGCATCTTTTCTTGACAAATCTTCTCTTTCCATAAGAGCCACAATTGCCGCTTCTCTATCTGCTGCTTCTTGACGCTTTTCTTCTACATTAGCTTGGCGTCCTTCTTCAAGACGTAAATCATATTTTTCACCTAACAAATCAAGAGCAGTTTTAATAGCTAAGTTTCTATCTACATCTGAATTCTTTTCTATTTCTTGTGCAATAAAACTATAAAAATCTTTTTTCATTTCTTCTGTTATACCAAAACCTTCATCCTTAACTCTTTCTACAACTTCTACTAAGTCTTCACCATATACCCATTCAGAAATACCACCTTCTTCTAACAAAGCATCAACCATTCTATCTGCTTTAGCTTCTAATCTGTTAGTACTACGATTAATAGTTTGCTGTCTTCCGTATTCAGCCTGTACAGCACTACGAATAGTGTCAGCAGCAGCTTTTGCTTCCCCAGCAGTAACAGAACTGTCTGGATCTTTTTTACGTTCTAAAATATCTAAAGCTCTTTGAACTTCAGGAGACTCTCTTAATTCTTTATTATTTTTTAAAATGTCTTTATAAAAAGAAGATAAGTTACCGTCCTTTAACATGGAAAGGTGACCATCTCTTATTTTACGTAAATCAACAACCTGTTTAGTTAACTCAGCTTTTTCTCTGTCTGTAAAACCACTGATTTTTCCGTCTTGCCCTACAGACTGCTCTGGCAAAGCATCAATATGAGCAACAACATCTTCAATAGAAGAACGAGCTAGAGCATTTGCATAACCTTCGACTCTCATTTCTGATTGATCTTGTAAGAGTGATACTACTTTTTCTTTACGCTTAGAGCCTAAACCTACAAACTTAGTAGGATCAGTCTGCATAGTGTCACGGGCTAGTGTATTAATTTGATCTTGTAAATTAGAAATATTTGTAGGATCTACAGCCCTATCAAGTTGCTGCATTAACTCAGCAATTTGTCCTGCACCTTGCATTCTTATTTGACTTTGTAAATTAGCAGCCGCTTTTTCTATTGCAGTAGCACGTTGAGTATTTCCTTTCATTCTAGCTTGTTGAGCCAGTGTGTTTAGTTGTGCTACTCTTTGTATTGCTGCAGAGCCAGTAGTCGGGCCTGAAAGAATCTTAGAAAGTTGTTCTTGCTCTGCTTTTTCTTCTTTTTGTAACTGCATCACACGAGGAGCCATGCCTATACCACGAGCAGCTTCAAACAAACCTTTCTGGTAAGTTGGTTGAAGCAGACCTTGTAAAAATGCTTGTGAAAACTTAGCCATGTTTATTCAACCTTATCATATATCGAACAGAGAACCGATTGCCGTACCTATACCACCACCTTTAGTAGCTACTGGGCTAAACAGACCACCTAACAACCCAGAACCAATACCACCAAGGAGGTTAGCTCTTGCTTGTTCTGCAATTAGTTGTGCTTCAATACCACTCATCATTGTTTCACCGTACTGACCAGTACCAAACAATTGAGCTTGTTGTTGTAACTGAGGGAACAACTGAGTAGCTTGAATAGCATTAATAAGTTGTGCTTGTGGTACATATGCACCGCCTAGTGCGCCCAGACCAAGTTGTTGTTGAGCCTGTTGTAGACCCATACCGCCCGACAACAAACCCATACCGCCAGAAAGAGCTTGCAGTGCTTGTGCTTGTTGTGCTGTTTCTAAAGCTTGTCTTTGTCCTGCAAGACCAGAACCTAAGCCAGCGTATTGTGCGCCTAATGCAGCTTGTTGACGTTGTTCTGCTTGTGCCTGTTGCATAGCCATAAGAGCCGCTTGGTTTTGTGCAGACTCTTGTGCTTTAGCTAAAGCTAACTGCTCTGGCGTACCTCCAAACATAGAAGTACGAACACCACCACGGCCTTGAGCAAACAAGCGTTCTTCTAACGCTAGTCGTTGTCGTTCTTCTTCACCAAGTTGTGTAGCTCTAATACGATCATACACAGCTTGTTCTCTAGCACCAGTAGGCATACCGGCTTGACCCATAAACTGACCACCAAGACCAAATGCTTGTTGTGCCGCTGCTTCCTGCTGAGACAAACCAAAAGGCGCAGCACCTATCTGTGCTTGACCTGCACCAAGAAGTTGTTGACCTGCACCAGTTAACTGTTCAGCACCTACAGGACCAACACCAAACCGTTGACCAGCTTCACCAAGAAGAGTACTGGCTAGCTGTGCTTCAGGACCACCTAACGATAAATCAGCACCCCCTTCTTCACCTACGTCTAAAGAACCTCCCATTCCTGTTGTAACAGTAAAAGGTTTAAACGCAGCCATTGTAGGAATTTCATCAGCAAGAGCTGTAGCTTCTTTTTTAGCGTCTTCACCTATTGTTTGTAAACGATCATAAGCCTCTTTAGTAAGAAGACCAGCACCGGCTGTGGCACCTATTCCTAATAATGGACCCAAAAGTTTATTAAGAAAATCATCCATTAGTAAGTACCTCCATCAATTGTCCCTGTAGACAGAGTTCCCGAAAAGTTTAGTGCGGGTATTGTCACAGTCCCTGTAAACGTTGGTGACGCAATGTTTGCCTTGGTTGCTGATGCTGTGGCAATCGCATCAAATTCCGTATCAAACTCGCTACCGCGAATGATCTTATTGGTATCGCCAGCAGGCAACGTATCCTTCGCCGTAAAGTTCGTTGTTTTTGTATAGTTGCTCATACTGTCTTACCTATTAATGCTAGTACGTTAATTTCCTGAATTGAAAGCTGAGAACCATCTATGTCGGCCTCAAGTCCAATAGTTACAACACCACCACTACCTGTAACGTTAACTGTAGGTTTAGTAGTAAGAATACCACCAGTAAATGTACCTACTGAGTATTCTGATATACCGTAAAACGCTGGTACTTGGTTGCCTACGTTAATTTCATAGTTCGTAAATGTAGTCTCAAAGTCGTATGCCCACTTAACAAAAATGGTTTCTTCGTTAGCACCAATCAACGTAGGCTTAATTTTTTTAACAATTTTTGTTTTACTAGGATCGCCAAACGTTAGCGCAGGGCTAAAGTACCGAAACCTGTATACTGTAGCGTTGTCCAAAAACGTATCGTACTTTCCTAATCCATCAGTAGTACCAATGTACAGAGTTCCATCCTTGTCTCTGGCAAACGATTTGTGAGCCACAGATGTCCATCTAGTTGTCCTGTAAGAACCATTTTCTAACCTACCTTTCAAATCAAAACAGTAAATAGTAGACTGACTAGGAAAACAAATAAGATAAAAAGAGTTTTCTGGACTGTATATAGAGGCCATTGGTTCTGTTTCAGCGTCAATAACTTCAATAATCTCAGTCTTGACGTTCAGGCTAAGATCGCTAATCGGCAGTGCTTTTTCTTGTATGGCTCTGCCAAGGCTTCTTAGCCCTGAGTTCGACATAAACAGCACATCCGTGCCGATTGACTGAACAGAGTTCCTATCTACACAGCCTACGCCAGATACCGTATCCGCCAGCGTCATAGAGGCGGGGCTAGTTGCGCCCTCATAGAGAATAATGCTGTGTTCGCCAAACACAACGAGATTGTTATTGTGCGCGGCTAACGCAACCACTTCGTCATAGCCATCAGGCCATACCTTGGTTACGTCAATTGAGCCGCTACTTCCCCCAGAAAAGTCATTGCCAACCAACAAATCAGACCAGTAAATAGTTTGCGTGTCTGTTGCGTTATCAACAATAAACAGCCGACCAAAGGCCGCCAAAACCTCGTTACATTTAAATGTGGCGTTGGTAGCACCGCCATTAACAGTGGTAAATGTCCTTAGCCCGTTAGCATTGTCATAAACCAGCGGATCAAACCCCCGCTGAAAAAAATAGGCTTTGTCGTTAAAGTTGACGATCTTCCAGTTATTGGCAGTAATTGAATACGACCCCGGTGTAATATCCGTCAGCGTAGTCGTGCCCTTCATTATCTTGTTGTTGCCAGTACTTAATATTTCTTCATTCCCAGCATCATCGTAAAACTGGTGAATTCTATGAAGGTAGTCAGTACCAAGCGCAGTCTTCGTGGTGGTAATAACACTAATACCTTTACGAGCAGCAATACGACCACGCTTGTCAATGACGGCGTTATCCGCAACATCCGCAAAAGACGGATCTTGTGCTATTGGAGAATCCTCTGTGTTAACTCCTTTAAAACCGGGAGCAACTAGATTAATACTTTGTAACGGCTGGGCCATCTAGTGTCTCCTACGGAGTGTAAAAGATAGTTTCTTCTGGATGTTTTTGTGCATCAAGAGCAATAGCATCAGACAAATACGTATCTGCAATAGCAAAGTATTCTTGTGCAGATGTACCGCCTGTTTCACCACGTTCACGAGCCAACAAAGCTACAGCAAGATGAATAACAGGTTGACTAGGTATAGCCAATGTGTCAGAGTCACTGCTTAGTGCTACGTTTCTAATAACGCTCTTGACTTTAATAGAGTAAACACCGTCAGGTTTTGGGTATACGTCTATCTGTGCGTCACCTGAAGCGTCTAGTCCACTAAAGGTATAGTACTCTGGTGCACCAGACGCAGGAGTGTTAATAAAAAACTTATTGTCAAACCAAGTCTGGGGTCTGTATTCCATAACAAGGTTAGACGTATCGTTTATCATGTTTAAAATTTTACCTTGATCTTGATAACCTGTTAGTGAGTACGTGTAGTCATCAGCAGCGGTAGTTAAAGTCAACGTAGACCTAAGATTAGACCAATCCCAAGCGTTTTCTACAAGTTGCTTTGCATCGTTAACAAAATCACCAACCATTGTGCTGTATGTGTCGTTGGTAACAGTTGTTACTGCGTCTTCTCGTAAACGTCTAAGTACGTTGTTTACTAAATTTAAATATGTCATGCTCGTCTTCCTGTTAGCAGACCATCAATAAGTGCATTAAGACTGCTCATAGCATCTAATGGTGGCGGTTTACGTACTCCGGGTAATTGTTGAGGCATATAACTAAGACCTCGCACATCTCCTGTAAACATACCAGCACCACCGCCAGCACCGCCGCCACCACCGCCGCCACTGTCAACAGGATCACCACCCAGTTCATCTGGATCATCAGGGTCTTCAATTGTATCAACAGTTCCACCCGGAATAATTACATCAGGGTCTTCAATTGTATCAACAGTTCCACCCGGAATAATTACATCAGGGTCAACACCATCATAATTAATTTTAGTAGTAGTTCCAGTAGTATTTATTTCGTCATCATCGTCATCATCATCGTCATCACCGCCGCCAATTTCAATAGACGGATCAGGTATAATTTCATCAGAGTCAAAACCATCATTAGTAGTTCTAGTTGTAATTATTTCGTCATCATCATCGTCATCATCACCGCCAATTTCTCTAGACGGATCAGGTATAATTACATCGGGGCTTATACCATCTAAATTTATAGTTCTAGTAGTAGTTACAACAGAATCATCGTCATCATCGCCATCGTCATCACCACCGATTAAATCACCATAGCCACCGTCTGCATCAGGTATAATTACATCGGGATCAAGGCTTCCAGTTACAGTTCTAGTAGTAGTATCACCACCAATAATAGTATCGTCATCACCAGTTAAATCTGAATCTCCTATAAGATCAGGATCAATATCAAGAACATCTTGAACAGTATTTAGTTGATTAAGAAAAAGATCTTCTACTGTATCTTCATCATCTTCGGTGCCACCCGGAACAGGAAAACCAAGATCTTCAGGTAAAATTAAATCTTTTACGTCATCATAAATACCAGTAAGTATTTGACCGCCTACAACACCGCCTAGTACTGACCTAACCCAACCACCAAAGCCACCAACAGTTCCTCCCCAAGGATCAGAGCTAACACCCGCTGCAACATCTTGTACTTTTTTTACTACTCCGTCATATATATCTTTTATTGTTATTTCGCCGTTAAGAACACCGTTAACAAAATCACCAATAGAAGTTATTCCATCTTTTACATTGTCACCTACATTTTCTACGGCGTCTGCAATTGTTCCAAGAGTTACATCAATTATACCGGGAGGTAAAGGAATACCCGGAATAGCTAAAGGGCCAAATACTTTCCATGTTTTCCAATCTTTAAATATACCGTCTTCTATTGAAACTCCCGCCCCTTGAGCTTTTTTAATTTTAGTTAAAGGATCGTCAATAACTGCTTCAAGAACAGTCATTATATTTTTTTCAGTAATAAGACCTTTAAGCTTATCCGGTACTGCTTCTATAGCAGCAGATATTGCATCTTCATCTGATATTGCACTAGGGTCTTCTGTTTCCGTCTCTGTCTCTGTCTCTGTTTCCGTCTCTGTCTCTGTCTCTGTTTCCGTCTCTGTTTCCGTCTCTGTTTCCGTCTCTGTTTCCGTCTCTGTTTCCGTCTCTGGTTCTTCTTCTGGTTTTATATTTTCAGAAGCCCAATCATTATAACTAGTAGTAGATACTCCTTCAGTCCCTCTCGTCCTAACATCAATAATAGTTTCAGTACCATCAGGGTTAGTTCTAGCGGTAAACACTTCACGATTACCGTCACCATTTAAATCTCTAACTTCCCAATAATCAGCACCTTTAGGTAAAGCTCCGTAAATAAGTTCTAACGGAATTTCTTGGCCTTGGTACTGTACAGTTTTACCAATAACGCCAACATCTCCAGCACCAATTTGTGTTGCTATTTGAGCAAAGCCTGTTCCAAATGAGTCGTTTTTAATACTTCTAAAAGGGTTAGATTGATCTATTTCAAACATACTCATTATTACTTACCACTTTTTAAAGACATTAACTTGTCAGCACCACGTATGCCAAAGCTGGCAGTCACGGCTACATAGAGCAAATACTGGTAGTAATCAGGTAGCTTGTCTAACTCAGTAAACGCCATACCTACTCGTTGCATAATGTTTAAGTCATCCATAGCAACTCCATAACAAACTGCTAGTAAAGGTAAGGACAACACCACAGTAAACCACTCGTCTTTCCACGAGGTTGCACTAGCCGCCGCCATTTCTTGTTCCCACGTAGCAGTGTTCTTGATAACTTCCATCTTTGCTACGTGCTTTGCTTGTGACTGCTCGTGTCGGTTGTTAATCCAGTTCTTAGCAAGTCCAGCAATTGGGCCTATAAGTGCAGTCCACATATTAGTCTTCGTCCTTCTTACGGAAGTTTTGTACCGTGTCTGTTTCCCATATCCTGATGCCTACCCATACGATAGTGAACAGGGCAGATATAGGAGGCAGTACTGCACTAATAGTACCTAACATAGTTCCTACGCTCATTACATCAACAACTTGCTTTGCAGACTCATCCATTACTAAACCCCTGTATAATACTTGCAGTAGTCCAGACAACCCCGCTAGAAAACAGCAGTCCCATGACAATTGCTGATACGTCTAACATTTTTCTTTGTCTGCGTCTTTGTTTATAGATCATACGTTCACGCTTGGCTCTTATGTCCTTACGCATCTGCATCATTTCTTTGTAAGTCTCAGTGCCGTATGCCCAAGTGATTAGTTCCCTTACTTGCTTTTCTTGTTCTTCTATCTTCTTCTTGGCTATAACAGCGTTGAGTGCTTGTTCTTCTACTGACCCGCCGTCAAACATCTTTTTAAACAACGGTGGATTCTCTGCTTCTTTCTCAGCCTCTTTTATGTCAGAAACTAAGCCGTACCAGTGTCCCAGCTTTTGAGCTACGTGTTCAATTTCAGCGCCTTTGGATACAAGTATCTGTACGCCCTTGAAC